AAGAACTTACCAGATACTCTCTTACTATATCTACCCTGAGGTTTTAGACGGCTAATCTTTCTATCCATTCTATTCATTCTTCTGGCCATTTATTATCTCACTATTTTGAATTTATCTTTAATATCATAATATGAATAATCTGTAGTACCATATCTTAACTGGATTTTATAATATCTTTCTTCGAATAAACTATCGGACAATATGTCAAAATAATTTCCACTTCCATTTGCAGATACTTTTGTATAAGTCGAATCATAAGGTATTACTGTCTCTCCAGTTTTTGCATCTAATATAGAATACTGAAGTGCAGAACCAGACAAGGGCTTTATTGCGTGTTCAGCTGAAGTTGTTCCGTATGTTTTTACTGGATATTTTTCTCTACCTATGCACCAAAATCTTATTTTACTTCCTCGTTTGTAAGCACCTTTATTGCTTTTCAAATAAAAGAAAACAGCTTCTGTATCACTCATGTCCAACTCTGAAAGTGAATCAGTTCCAGTATGAGAATGGTCATCCCAACATATTTCTAATCTTGGAGGATATATTGTATGTGTTTGTTTGCTAAAAAATTTGAACGAACCATATCTATTTGAATCCGTTTCTTGAGAAGACGTTAGCGATACTATGAATCCATTATTTGCATATGTTGAAGAGCTCCATGCAGTTGCTATATCTGTTACGTTAGCTCGTATATCTTCTGTTTCATCTGTATAGGTCACATCAGTATAATTTTCAATTCTCCAACTTCCACCTCCAGAATGAATCCCCTGTTCCCAAGAACCAGTTGTGTTTGATGCATATCCTGTGGTTGTCCATTCGGTACCTGTATTATACTCTCCATTTCTATATTTCCAGCTAGCACCTTTAAGAGTTTGAGGTTTATTATTCTCTCTACCTTTACCTTCCGAAAAAGATTCAGCTAGCGGTTGAATTGTAAATATAGGAGAATTGTCATCTAGTTGAGATACTTCAGTTGTGTATAAATTTAGATATGCCTTTGCTCCTGTCCAAGCTACACCAGAATTAATCTTTGTCCAATCAATATCAAATCGCAATAAAGTTCTAGAAAGATATGTTGCTGCAGTTGTTGATGACGATACGATTTTTCTTACTTCGAGTATTTCATCGATTCCTGTATTAGTCCATCTCATTAAAGCATCAGGTATTCCTGGAGCTCCTTCATATAATGTTGTATCTGCTTTTGCAAAAGTACTATATATCATTTTAATATCCCACGATTCTAGCTTTAATATCTTTTTCAGGATATTTAAGTTCAAATATAGAAGGGTCCATAGAAGGATATATAACACCTTCTTTAGTAGCTGTTTTTATATCATATATATTACCACTATATCCTAAATTTTTATCCCATGTATTAAAGATTCTTAAATTTTTAATTGTTTGAACTCCTTCTACTTTGTCAAGTTCAGTTGCGATTTTTGGAAGTATTATAGGTTCGTTTATTGACCAGTTATCAATTTCGAATATACATTTAAGTTTATCAATAACTCTAAGTATTACTTCTTTATTTTGATAACCAGGTCTAGGCATAATTGCAACTTCAACACCTACATTTATTATGTGAGCCGTTTTTATATTTATTGCGTCTGTAAGCATTCTATAATTTGACAAATATACTTGCAAGTTCTTTTTTGCCATTTCTGTCGGTGGCATGCAATTCTTGTTATCGTCATATGTTAAACAGTATAAATTAATCGCAAGTGGATTTTTTATTTCTTTTGTTCCAACATCCTGCATCCAGTATTGTTCATCTTTATCTAAATAAGCTTTTGCTATCGAACCATATCTTTGTGGCATAGCGTAAGTTCTTGCAATATAATCTTCTCTTGTCACAGCTCTATTTTGAGAAGCATAATGAGAAAGTGCATTGTATCGTATCTCCTCTAGTGTCTCTTCACTTCGGCCGCCAACTGCAGGTTCTAAATTTATACATGCAAGAGATTTCTTTACAACATTTAATTGATTTGAGTTTAACCCATCTTCATCTAAGAAAACTTGCTTTTCACTTATTTGTGTTATTTTTCTACTACCAACATTTGATTCAAGACCTCCTCCTGATAAATATCTAACAGTCAGTGTTTCATCGTTAGGTGCTTGCCCATAAGCTCGTGTATACATAGTGTTTACAGGGTCGAATGCGATATCAACATAACTAGTACCATTCATATAATTTGCTGCTGTATTACCATAAGGAAGAGAGCTTCCTATATTTTCTGGGTTAGGAACAATAACTTCATCGGGTTGAGAAGATATCCCTGCTCCAAACCAAAGTTGTGTAAGATTTTGTGCGTCTACATGAGTTGTAAATCTTCTTGCAGTTCTTCTTAGCTTTAATATATAAGGCGCATCCCAATTGTACTCAGCCATTTCAGGGTCCGCTGCCCAGTTGTTAATGACATCTTCAAATATATTGTCTTGTGCTAAATACGGAACTTCGTACCATATATTTCCTGCTTCATCTTTTACATCTAAAATACTTATTACTTTTTTATCGTTTAACTGTATTCTAGTATATTTTTCAGGTTCGCCAAATACGAAGTCTTCAGTTTTAACTTCACCTGCAACTGCTTGTACGTCTTTTTTTAGAAGATAGTATTCTGGATTTCCGTATGTTGCATCTACTTTGTATACAGTTGTTTCTCTTGGACTTTTTTTAGTGTCGACTCTAAAATCTAGTGGTTCTTGCGTCATAAATATAACACCGCTATCTGTTTTCACTTCCATACCAGCTGATACCTGCATGCAATATCTATAATCTGGCTCTGCGCTATCCTCAGCTACTGGTACAACTTGATATACAGATAGATTTACTATTGAAGGTACTGCAGGTTTTGTTTTATATCCTAGCGCTCTTGCTAAATCTATTATGTTGCTTCGTTCTTCTGCATGTATAAGAAGACTTTCTTTCATTTGGTTGTCGACATAGTATGATAATACGTCACCAACATATGACGCCATTTCTATAAACATCATACCTGGAGAAGACTCATTAAAGTCATTGTATATATCAGGGAAATAATTTTTAGCATAGTTAACTAAATTCTGTCTAAACCCACTAAAATCTTTGTTAAGATATTTTAGGTCGCGTACTTGTTTTTTGTCTAAATTACACTTTTCTGCCATTATAGTGCCCCTATATTATTGATTGTTATCATTTCTTTATTTATTGAATCATTATATAACGCGAACCATATATTGATATTTACTTTATTTACATCTGGACTAACCTGTCTAATATCAACGTCTAAAAGATTTACATAATCTAACCATATATTAACTTGCTTTTGTATTTGACTTTTCATTTGATTAATTATGCTAGGAGTTATGTTATTAAACAACAACTTATAAATATCGCATCCAAAATTAGGATGCATAACTCTTTCGCCTTTGTTTGTTAAAACTAAATTTCTCATATTTGATTTTGTCTGTTCAATAGTTGTATACGAAACTGCAAAATCACCATTTACTACTGTACCCTTATCGTGAAGACCCTGGTCTGACGTCAAGTCCGATGTTCCTATTCCTGCAGCTGTATCTACAACATTATACTTTACAGCAGCCTGCGCATCATTTGTTAAAGGTAGCGTCAAGCCTATTGCAACATCAGGTTCGAAGTCTAATGGATTATATTGAAACTCCGGTCTCTTCTTTATACGTCCATATTCTTTAGTTGGGTCTTTCATTATTACTTAAATCTTTTTACTAACTCTGAATAATCTCTATTCAATGCTTTGTTTAATGTAGGGTCCAAATTATTAGTATTAACTGGTCTATTGTTTATGTCTGTCATTGGTGCAGCTCCGCCTTGTACAGATGCAAATCTATCTCTAATAGCTTGCTGAGGTATTTCATTCCATTCATTATCTTTAGCTATACCTTTTCCAAATCCAACTGTTTCATTTAATACTTCATTTAACATCGCATTTTTAGTATACGGTGTCATCTCTTTATCTATCTGCGAAGGTTGTTTCTGACTCTGTTTGTTTTCTAATATATTCAAAGCTTCATTTATCTCACTTTGTACAACAGATTTAATTTCTCTTTTAACAACCTCTCTGATAATTCTTACCAAGTCTTTCTTTGTCATATATACACTCCTTTGCTTTATATATAAATATCATTAACCTGAATTATTATAACCAGGGCGTTACAGGTACCATTTGTGGTGTCCACATTGCAATGCCTTGACTAAACCAACTTGCTATAACATTACCGGCAGCATTTAACCACTGAGAGTTTGCTTCAGAATTCATACCTGCACCATCTATACTTTCAAACGCAGGTCCAGGTCCTGGAGGTGGTATTGTCACTGCTGTTGGTGCCGTACCTCCTATATAAACACTTGCAAACGTTACGAACGCAGTTTTTAATCCCATATGAGGAGGTGTTGCAGATGTCACAGTCATTAATTGGCCAAACATCGCCATTTTAGCTGCAGATAATGTAGCACTTGGTGGAGCAATACCTGCAGCACCCAACTCAACAGCGTCAGACCAAACAGTTGCCCAATCTAAAGGTGGTATAGGTGGAGGTTTTATTCCCAGCTGATTCGGAACAAGCATATCAAAACCTGGCATCAAATCTCCTTCTGTATACTCTGAAAACAAAGGTGACTCTGGGTCTATTCTTGTTTGTAATTTCTGAACAAATGGCGGTACTAAAAAAGGCATTATTGTAGCATCGATTCTAATTGTGTTTTTAACTGAGCATATATAGGCCCGTTAATTGGAGTTCCACTTGGACCACAAGGTGTTGGGTGTACCTCCATAGTTAATTGATTTAGAGTTTCTAATAATATGTCTGCAAGAGCAGTTACGTTTATCTTCCACTTTGATGTTGATAAACTTATTTCTTTCGCTGCCGATATAAATACGCTATCAGCTTTTGCGTTAAATATAAGACGGTCAGAATTTATAATAATCTGAGGTTGGTCCATATATACATTGAGAGGTTGAAAAGGTACAACAGGGCCAGTTGGTACAGCAACAGTTTCTGGTGATTCAGAATTAGCTAAACCTATATCTATTTTCTGAGTACTCGTCATCATTATTGTAGACCTGTCAGCATTTATATCTTCAATTTTATCCGAGCCTTCTGCTGCGAATTCATTTGTCAATATCATTATAGGGTCTCCAGCACTACCGCCTCCTATTGACCAACTATCTATTGTCTTTGCTCCCGCAATTGTAGAACCTAGTCTTATACTATTGTCATATCTACCTTGAATTATTACATCTCCTTCAAAAGGGTGTAGAGGTGAAGTTTCTTTCTCTTCAAATGTATCGCCTAGCTCATCATTAACGAAGTGAGGTTTAGATGAAAAACTAGCATTAGGTATTGAATTTTCATTTCTTTCTCCCCAAGCACTTACACTAGACAAGTAATAATACATAAACGACCTTGGGTTGTCTTGAGCCTTGAGACCTGGAGCTTGTATTGCCACAACCATTTCACCTATAAGAGGAAAGTTTTGCAAATCTCGTCTTAATAATTTTATCCACTTAAAGCCTCTCTCAGGTGCTGCTTGATAGTCTTGTGCACCTCCATATATCTTAATTTTTATATCACCTATACTTGCAGGGTCTTTATAGTCTGGATGGTCTGCATTTACAATTATATCTAAAACCTCACCATAGATTATGGTTTCTTTTGAAGACCTATTTCTTTCACTAGACCTTGTTTTGTTCTTAAAACCTCTCATTGTTTTTACCCTCTATCTTGCGACTCTTCAACAGCTTCTAACAGCTGGCGCTTTTCGTCTTCTGTAAGTAGTACACCTGTTTTGTCATCACCTTTGCCCATACCTCTTTGTACGATTGCTGCCATCTTAATAAGATGTTCGTCGTTCTTTACTGCTACTTCCATATACTCTTTTATTATAGGTACTAGTATTGTTGCATCGCCCATATTTTTAATCATAGGTTGAAGTTGTTTTATAAGCTCATTGATTTGAGCCTCTTTTTTTCTAGAATTTTCATAGATATCTTTCATAAGACCTTGAAAAGTCTTACCCTTAAATATCTCTTCATTTTTATCTATATCCATAATATACTCCTTTAATATAAATATCAAATACATAAAAACAGAAAACCTGGGAGATTAACCCCAGGTTCTCATTATAAACTAATTATATAACTATGTTTTCCTTAATTACTTCTTATCAACGAAAAAGTATGTAATAAGTACTAATACAATTAGTCCTACAAACCCACCATTACCTAGTCCTTCAACTAAACCAGTAAGATTTGCTATTACATCCATTCCGAAGATAGAAGTTCCTGTAAGTACAGTCCATAAGATTGTAATAGGAAGTATTGCCATCATAATTGACATCAACCCACCTAAAAATCCATTTACGTGCTTAATTACTGAATCCATGTGTTATCTCCTTGTTATTAACTTTGTTTTGTGGCAAAATTGCCTAGCGCGTGATTTACCAATTGTACAATAATACTTAGAAAGTAAAACCGAATCCTAAAGTAAGATTCGTAGTTTTCTCCCCTGTATTATATACAATCTTAGGGTCTACATAAACGTTTTTACGTAATGTAAACATTTTACCTGCTCCAATGCTCATTGCATCAGTACTTAATCCATCCGTTGCCACATATCCGAAATATCCATTCCAGAAGTATCTTGCATGAAAATCTATATCCATGTCTGCAGACGAATCCGCTTGACTTACTGAACAACCAATCATTAAGTTGTCCATTACACCATATCCAATCGTTGGTGATATAGACCAGTCCGTCCAAGCGATATTCGCGATATCACCTGTTCCAACATACCAGTCACCTTTTTCTTGTGCGTTAGCTACCGTAAATCCGAAAACTAATGCTAGTGTTAAAATTAAATTTTTCATAAAATTCTCCTTATTCTAATTATTGTTATTGGGTATTATTACCAATCACCGCGCTTTACTACCAGAAATACCTTCGTACTCCAGTAGTTTTTCCTTAAATTCTTTTTTTATTATGTTTACAACTTTTGATATGTCTTGAGTTTTTTCATTTGTCATTTCTCTAATCAATACATACAAAGCTTTTTTGTTATATTTTTCTATATTTTCTCTACGCTTAAAAAGTTCTAGAACTGCGTATGCTATTTTCTTATCCGACTGTTTTGAATATCTGTATTCAATTTCTTCGTCATATTGAACTATAAACAATTCCAAAAAATCTCTTAATGAATCCTGTCTGTCGGATGTTGCTAATTCATTGTTTATATTTCGCTGCTTATCAACAGCAAGTAAACTCGTTTTAGATTTTAGCATTTTGTATGCTTTGTTATTTGTTTGTATGCAATAGTTCTTTGCAACTATACTAAAATATGAAAAAGCCCTTCCTTTATTCTCTGTATATTTATTAAGCTTTTGAAGTAAAAATGCTATAACTTCAAACTGCTTATCTTCTGTACTACCATCCATATACGGAAACTTAAATCGATTAATTATATTTTGAGCCAACTTCCAAATAGGATAGTGTATGTGCTCGGCATATATTTTATTTCTCTTGTGCTCACTCTTCTCTTTATTATAAGCAACTATTGCCTTTTCATTTATAGGAGTGAAATACATTTTATTTTTTCTTTTACGACCTCTTCGTTTTACATTAGGGTCTAAAAGTTTTTCAAGCTCTTCCTTGTATTTAGGTAAGTTTTCATAAAATTTATCTACAGGACTAAGCTTTTTCGTCATTGTCTGGCTCCAACTCATATACTATCTCTTTTAACGCATCAAATA